GTCCGACTTTAAACGTAATCGCCGTTCCGTTTGGCAAGTAACTGCAAAGCCGTACAAGGGCGCACACTTTGCAGTGTATCCACCAGAGCTCATTGAGCCTTGTATTCTGGCGGGTAGTAAAATGGGCGATACTGTTTTGGATCCGTTTGGCGGTTCTGGAACAACGGCGGGAGTTGCTTTGAAGCATGGGCGACAAGCAATTTTGTGCGAGCTTAACGAAGAGTATGGGGATCTGATTGATGCGCGGGTAAGGGATATTTTTCCCCACAAAGATCAGTATGCCTTTTTAGATAAATTGTAAGGAGAAAAGAATGAACTTTAAAGTAGAATGGTTGGAAGGTTATGGCGATGTCAAACCTAGGATCTGCACAATGGAAAATTTTGTTTCTGAAGAGTTTAATTTAGAAGCGTATTGGGGCGAAGATGGCATGATCGAAAAGTTAAGAGAACTCTTAACTTCGAAGGTTGGGCAGAAAATAACGCTCGGCAACGGCATGGGGGAGCACGTTGTTGCCACCAGAGTTGCGACGGTTCAAGACAACGAAGCCTATTGGTCGAAGGGCGAAGATGAAGTCAAACGACGTAAAGCATTGGCTATAAGCTTGGGCGAACGCACGGGACACGATATTCATTGGACTCAAGTCGTCGAAGATAAGCACTGCGTTTACTATCACAACTGGGAATATCCTGACGACGTGGAAGTGTATCACAAGCCGCTTCCCATGTGCGCTGAACCGTGGATGGATATTCTTTATGAGGACAGTGCTTTTCTTTATCAGGGCGCCGAGCTCCCAGAACATCTTAAAGAGCGCACTGCTCAGCGTGTTCAGGAATATAAAGAATATGAAAAGGAGTGCGAAGATGCATAAGTATCATTTTTGTTTTGATGGCGACTACGGTGCTATGTTCGGCACGATCGAAGCCAGAAACGAAGAGGAATTCTATCGAATTCTGAAAGAGGATCACAAGCAGGACATCAATGCTGATGGCCACTTTGATTGCCCCATTACTGGGGACGAAAAACCTTTAAATTGGTAAGGAGGAAAAAATGCCAAAACAATTATATAATATCGACCAAGTGTCGGAAATCACGGGTTTGTCTATACAAACCATATACCGCCGTACACGGCTTAAAACGTTCCCAGAGCCCGAAGAAGTAACGAGTATCAGTCCGAGCCAACAAAAACACAAAAAGAAAAAACATTGGTCTAAAACCGAAATCAACAAATGGGTTAAATCGAATGTTAAAGCCGATAAGGTAAAATATATTGATAAAGATAAGTTGATGCCAGAAGCTGAAGGTATGTGGAAAAATGCTAACTCCACCAAGAAAACGCCCGTGGCGCGCGATCGCATACGCACTATTGAAAAGCCGAAGGTAGATCCCTTTGTTGAAGCCGTCGAGCGTTCCGTTCAGGGGCAACTGGTAGCAGAAACAGAAAGTCAGAAGCGCAAGCGTATGGTTATCTGGGCTCTGCTGATAGCCGTCATTATTGTTGCCGTGGTCATAGCGATATGATCGAATACTTCACGGCGCTGATTATTTCGTACCATCTACACGGACAACCCGTGGACATTATAGTATGGTTCGAGAATGAGAGGCATTGTTCTACGGCCATGAATAACAGGAGTGCAGATGTCATGTATGATTATCTGTACGACCTGTATGGTAATGAAATTTCAATGGGTTGTTATCCAACACAAAAAGTATCGAAATTGATTAAACCGAGGATTAGACCTGATGTCGGAAGTTAGCAATCACCCCTTTAAAAAAGGTATACCGTTAGAAAATTATCGAAAATTTTCTGAAGATGGTTATACTATAGCTGAAACCGCTCGCGCGCTGGACGTCTCTCCACAGTGCGTCTACAGCCAAGCTAAGCGGTACAACCTGTCTTTTCGTAGGAAAGACAATCGTGGCGGAAGGAGGCAACTAAAAAATGACTGAGGACAAACGCATTCCATTACACTACTTAGATAAGCGAACTTTGAAGTATTGGAATACCGTTGTTGATAATCTTGCAGACAAGGCACGATCAAAAGATGCCTCGCCGAGCGCGCAACAGGACTTATGGCGCGCTCAGGCGCAACTAAAAAAAATAACTTCCAGATGGCGTAGTAAAGGTTATCTTGTTTAAATAACTATATTATCTAATTCTTCTCTTGCGGCAGTGTCGAGCTCTTCTTTTTTAGCTTTGTCCCTAGCCGCTTTGTTTTTTCTTATTTGAGCCTGCACAACCTTTAAATCGTTAGGCGTCAAATTTTTGCTTTTCCAAAACTCAAACATCATCCGCAACTGACCGCCAATTGTGCGCCCTTCAATAAACGCCACGGCCACCAGTTCTTCGTAGGTTTCTCGTGGAACAAGCACACTTGCCCATTTTTTTGTATCCATGTGACAAAACCCTTATTTTATCTGAGAATATATAAGATTGTATAGAAAGTTCAAGAAAAAAACCCCTGACTTCGTAAGGAGAGAAGGCAGGGGCTAGTATGAGGTCAATATGTCAACACGAGAACAAGGAAAGACCGCTGTTGACCTTATCGAGCAGTGCTTAAACCTAGTAGCTTGCGGATCGAGGTTTAAGTTTCTTTAGTTTCTCCCCAATTTGCTCCAATGTCAATATCGCATTTGTTTGGAATGCATAAAGGCATGGAATTCTCCATAATTTCTCGTATTTCTTTAGCTTTTTCCAAGTTTGGCACGCTAAAAGCCAGTTCGTCGTGTACCTGAATGAGCGGTAGGTGCCCCGCTTCGTATACTTTGACCCACGCAGTCTTCGTCATATCGGCTGCGGACGCCTGTATCAAACGATTAAGCGCTTTGTAAGTCATTGCACGCTTCAATCGCGTAGTTGCCCCGTGAGCCGCGACCGCTTCGTCGTAAGGCATGGCTTTATGCATTTCGAAGCTGTCGGGCTCCCAAAGGTTAAATCGACACTTGCGCCCCTGCAAGGATCGTATGGATCCGCTGGAGCGACGATCTTCTAATCTGCGTTGCACACCACTGTTGAGCTGTTTAAGAAAAGGCAGTTTGGTGTTAAATTGCTTCAGAATGTTTTTAGCCTCGTCCACGGATACATCCAACTCGCCTGCCAGCTTATTCACGCCCATACCATAAATAATACCTAGCCCCACAGATTTGGCAGCTTTACGCTTTAACCCTGTCATTTCCGCAACCATCGTATGGAAGTCTGTATCTGGATTGTTTGTATATGCATCTACCATGTCAGCTACGCCACTTAATTCCGTGTTTGTGCTTTTGCCGTATGCATCTGCGTAATGAACCGCGATCCGAGGTTCCTGTTGCGAGAAATCTATGGACGCCCACTGCTCCCCCTCTTCAGGTAGGAACAAACTACGGATCATCGGGCCGAGCTCAGGATCCCGTGCAGGAATTTGCTGGAGGTTGGGGTTTGACATGGAAACGCGCCCAGATACAGTGCCCCCGTCGTCTGATCTGATTTGATTGATATGCCCGTGGATACGTCCGTCTTTACCAACAAAGCGCAAAATGCCGTCGATAAACGTGCCGTTGATTTTGTTATAGGCTCGCGCTTGCACGATAGCTTGCGGCAGCTCGTGCGGGTGTTCGCTGAGGAACTGCTTTGTAAACGATGGGGCACCCTTTTCTGTTCTGGGGTATTCGAGGCCGACTTTGTCAAAAGCTTTAGCGATTGACTGCGCTGCCCATATTTCCACGTCGGCGCCAACATCCTTTTTAATTTTGCCCATTAATTCTTTTTCACGTTTCATAACGTGCTGCTTACTGCGCTCGGCACGATCTAAGTCCACCCGCACACCCCGCATTGTCATATCGACTAAGCAGGGCAGAAGCTTGGTTTCCAACTCCCAGATGTTCCAGAGCTCTTCACGGTTCAGCATTGTTTGAAAATGTTCCCATAGTTTCAGAGTAAGCATTGCGTCTTGCTCTGCGTATTGTCCGACAAACTGAGCGGGTAACTTCCACATTTCGCTTTTGGGATCGACATTGAATTCTTTTGCGGCCTCTACAAGGTCGCGTTCATTTTTTGTTTGACCCAGATAATCGTAACCCAGCGCGTTCAAGCTGTAACTAAATCTGTTTTCGTCCAACAAATTGGCGGTCATCATTGTATCTATAATGCGTCCGTTGACTTCGAAGCCCATAGCACGGCACCAGCCCAGATCATATTGGGCGTTGTGCATGACTTTATCGCAGTCCGTTTTAAGGTGCGCTTGCAGCCATTTCTTGACGATGCTTTCGTCTATGTTGCCGCCGCCGAGGTGCCGCGTTGGAAAGTATCCAGACCAGCCTTCGGTAGCAATGGCGTAGCCTATTACCTCGCCGTCCTTGGTTGGCCAGCCCGGTCCTTTTTGTTTAATGTGCGGATCTTTTGTCTCTACGTCTACGCACAAAATTTTAGACCCACGTAGGTCTGGGAGCTCCGAAGGCGGAACCCACTCAGTTTTTGGCGTGAATAGTGGAAATTGCATTTTTGTTGTTTTCATCC